AATTTTTGCTCAGGAGCCCATATCATACCAGATTCAAACAAAGGTGCAACAGCATTTACACGTGCATGCTTGTCGTTTCCTTTTGACGGACTGAAGTTGACAACCGGTATATCCATCTTCCTTAACTCGTATGTAAGAGGCAAACCAGATGCTTTTGCCTCAACGATAACAGTTTCTGGCTTCCAGTAATCGTATTGTTCAAGGGCCAATCTCCGTAACTCAGGGAACTCGTACCTACCTTTGATGGCATCAAGAAGTATAAGATTAGCCCCTTCATCCTCACTAGGATACCAAATACCCCATGTGGTGATAGCTGAATAGTCTGCAGTTTCTTTTTTTAGAAAAGCTGTATCGTAAGATTGTATAACGTGTTGTAGCTGTGGAATATCTTCATCGGTATAAGTTCTCCACCATTCACGTTTTAATATTGCTCCTTCTTCTGCTGTTGGATTCTGCATCCATTGTGCATTCCATTTAGCAACAGGCAGTGTTGCTTTTACTTTTTCTAATTCGTCTTGCTTCCAATACTCAGGCCACACTGGTCCGTGTTCCATGATTGCCGGAAATTCGACCACGTGCCATTGATCAGCTTTTGGTTCACTCTGGTTCTTGACCAGCATACCTGTTAAATCTTTTGTGCTCCATCTAGTCATGACCAAAACTATTTTACCACCTGGTTGCAAACGCTGACGTGGACCTGATGTATACCACTCGTATGCTCCCTCTAATGCAGTCTTGGACATTGCATCTTGTTCAGAATGTGGATCATCAATTATCAGGAGGTCCGCACCCCTTCCTGTAATTGCACCACCGACACCGGCAGCAAAGTATTCACCACCATCTGAGGTTTCCCATCGCCCTGCTGCTTTGGAGTCTTCTTGTAATCTTGTTTTAAAAATTTTTGTGAGTCAATTAAATTTTTTGCTTTACGTCCAAACCTTATTGCAAGTTCTGCTGTGTGTGTTGCTTGTATGATCTTGAGTTTTGGATTACGGCCCACCATCCATGCTGGTAGCAAGTATGATGCAAATTCTGATTTAGTATGTCTTGGAGGCATATTAACTATCAAACGATTTATTTCACCCGTAGCTAATTTATTAAATTTATCTGCGATGTGTCTGTGGTGGGACCCCTCTACAAAATCTGGCCACACACATTTTACAAAAGATAAGAAATCCTGTTTAGCTTTATTCTGTATCTTTTTTTCAGCATGTAACACTTGAAGTTGTTTGAAGGTCTTCCTGACATCCGCAGGTAATTTTTCTATATTTACCTTATTCAAGTCCATGGTACCAATATGTTTTCAGTATACACAAATGTGTAAATCATGCAATACAACCGACAGTAGTGGGACCCCTTTTTGTAAATTAAGGGGGGTGGGGGGTCTTTTATATTTGATTTTTGCTATTAGTTTGGGACCCCTGGGACATCACCTTAATAAAAAAATCCCCACCAGAAATCTGGTGGGGTAAATGGGGTAAGGACGCATTAAGCACCTCCTATGGTTAGAGTTGTCCTTTCTATCACTCGTAATCGAGCCTCCATATTTAGTGCACCTGCATATCCTATATAATCCTTGACAGGTTATTTGTCAAGTGATAAAAATAAATTAGAAAGGATAATATATGAAAGCAATGACTAAATATCAGTTGGAGCATTTTAAAAATAAGGTGCATGATAAATTTGCGCCTTTAATTGATGAAGCTCAACTGACATTGAGAAAAACCGTTGCGGATTTGACCGCAGCTGCCGAAAAAAAGTTATCTGGTAAATTAAATATTTCAGATGACATTAAACAACTAAAAGAAATGGAGGAGCAAATTTTTCAACAAAAGAAAAAACTCGCAACA